AAACCAGACGGTACTCTACCAGATGAACCATTATTATTAGGTAACCAAACAATAAATTTATTAACAGATATTCTTGAAGCGATTTCAGGTTTTGGTAGTGAATTATCATCAGTAATTTCATCACCTGCTGGTTCACCATTAGTTGATTTAAATGCATCTGGAAATAAACTTTCAAATACCATTAATAATTTAATGGGAAAATTAGAAAAAATAGTATCTCAACAAAACTATACTTCATAATGGCTACTAATAGAAATATATCTTCATTAGTTAATACTAATACTTTAAATAACTTATCTAAAAGTAACCGTCCTAAATCCTTTGGGGATCAAGTATCTAATAATAGTAATAAAATAGTTAATTCATCTTTAGGTAAAAAACAACAATTACAACTTGATTTAGCTAAATTAGTACAAGATGAAATTGATGAGAAAATTAAATATGGTGAAGATTTATCAACTTTATATAATCAATTTAATCCTACTCCTCCTACTAAACCTACTCTAACATTAGAACAATATGAAATTGAAAAATTATTAATTACTGAACTTTATAATAAAAAAATATCTGAAATTCAAATTCAAAAAAATGATATAAATTTACAAATCCAAAATATATCAAAGGATTCTTATAAAAATGAAAAAAATAGTACTAAAAGAAGAAAAATACGACTACAAAGAAAAATAGAAAGAGCTAAAAATAAAGAAAATAAAGAAAAGAAAATTTTATCTTTAAAAGTATTACAAAATCAATCCAAAACAATTGCTTCTTTAGTATCATTACAGGCAACTAAACTTTTATTTGATATTGTATCTAATAATAGCAGACTTCAAGAATTAATAGATAATACTAATGATATAATAGAGGCAGCTACTACTCAAGAAGCTATTAATAATGCTAGAGTAATTAGAAATTCTACATTAGCTATATTAAATAATAATGAAAGAAAGTTAGCTTCATTAAGTAAAATAGTTAATAATATTAATAGAATTGTAACAATATTAAATATATCTTTAACTGCTATTATATTATTATTTACAATACCTAAACCTTTTGGATTAGGTCCAACAATGCCTACTCCTATAGCTAATAAAGTTAAAAAATTACAAGACTTAGTTGTTGCTTTAAATATATTAACATCAATACTTAAAGGAATATTAGATAGTAGATTAAGTGATTTAGAAAATTTAAAATCCCAACTAAAACAAATAAATGATATTTTAGATAATACATTAATTAATAACCTATCAGATGAACAATTACAAACATTCATCAATGAACAAAGAAATTTACAAAGTAAATTTGCAGAATATAAAGGATTTAGACTTGAAATTAGAGAAGAAGAAACATTAGGAGCTCAACAGGCTATAGTAGTAAAAGATACTATAAGACGTAAATATGCTGTAGCTTTAGATAGAGATGGAGTAGTTATTTTAAAAAGTGATTTTTCTTTTACTCTAGATCCTGTAGACTTAATAGACCAATTAAAAATAATAATAGATCAACGAGATTTGCAAATTTAAAATATTTATACATATGAAAATAGACTTATTTAAAAAATTAATTAAAGAAGCTGTTGCTGAAGCTGTTAGAGAAGAATTAAGTACTATTCTTAATGAACAACAAATTAAACCAAAATTAAATCATTTACAAGAACAAAATTTAAGTTTTACAAGTAATGATGTAATGACTACTCGTACTAACATACGTGAAAAAATGGGGAATATGTTTGGGTTTGATGAACCTTCAAATAATAGTACATTAAAAGTAGATAATAATGCTGAAAATCCTTATTTAGCTTTTCTTGCTGACTCTGCTGCAAATATGACACCTCAAGAAAGATCAGGTTTAAAAAATTTAGGATAAAATGGCAATACCTCAGGTAACACGTGTTAACCCATTAGATTTACAAAAAAATATTGCTATTGGGATTTCTTTACCTTTTGGTAGATCAGGTACTAATCAATTATTTAATAAAACATTTAGTACAAAAGATCAAATAAAATCTAATCTTATTAATCTATTACTAACTAATAAAGGAGAAAGAATATTAAATTATGAATTTGGATGTGATTTAAAACCACTATTATTTGAAGCTATAACCCCTTCAACAGAAGAAAATATAAGAAATACAATAATTAATTCAACAAATATTTATATCCCAGAAATACAAATTGTTAATATTTTAATAGATAACGAATATGACAATAATACTATTAATATTACTGTTGAGTATGTATTAAGAATATCAAATACTTCTGATCAAATTACTATTTCATTCCAATAACATAAAATATGTCAAATAATAATATATCTTATTTAAATAAAACATTTAGTGATTTCAAGTCTAATCTTGTAAATTATGCTAAGACATATTTTCCAAGTACATATAATGATTTTTCAGAAGCATCTCCTGGAAATATGTTTATAGAAATGGCATCATATGTTGGTGATGTAATGTCTTTTTATTTAGATACTCAAACTCAAGAAAATTTTTTAATATACGCTAAAGAAAAAGAAAATTTATATGCTTTATCTTATGCTTTTGGATATAGACCTAAAGCATCATATGCTTCTTCTACTGTTGCTGATATATACCAATTAATACCTTCTATAATTAGTGGTAGTAATGTTAATCCCAATTATATTACCTATGGATTAGTAATACCTGAAAATACATCATTAACTTCTAGTAGTACAGGAACAAAATTCATAACTACAGAAAAAATTGATTTTACTGATACTGGATCTACAGAAATTACTTTTGTAAATGAAGATTATTTCTTATTCAAAAAATCAGTAAATATTATATCTGCTGAGATAAAGACAACAAATTTTACATTTACAACTCCACAAAAGTATCAAAATGTATCTATTACTGATAGTAATATATTACAAATATTAGATGTTTCTGGAAGTGATAGTAATAAATGGTATGAAGTACCATATTTAGCTCAATCATCTATTTTTAACCCAGTTACAAATCCTACATATAGTACAGATCAAGTTCCGTATTTATTAACTCTTCAACAAGTTCCTAGAAGATTTGTATCTAGAATAATATCTGATAATACTTTACAATTAGAATTTGGAGCAGGATTAACAAATTATGCTGATAATGTTATCATACCTACCCCAGATAATATTCAATTAGGATTAGTCCCTGGAATATCTGACTTAAGTGATGATTATAATAAAGCTTCTGTATTTTTTACAAGACAATATGGTTTAGCACCTTCTAATACAACACTACAAGTTAGATATTTAGTTGGTGGTGGAATAACATCAAATGTTCCTTCAAATGATATAACTATAATAGATACATCAGGTGTTTATTTTAAAAATGGTAATCCTGGAGGGTCATTAGCTACAGATGTATTAAATAGTATAGTATCAAATAACCCTAATCCTTCTTCAGGAGGTAGAGGAGGAGATGAAATTGAAGAAATCAGAAATAATGCTTTGTATTCATATTCTTCACAAAATAGAGCTGTAACTAAAGATGATTATATTATAAGAGCATTATCCTTACCTTCAAATTATGGTAGTATATCTAAAGTATATATTACTCAAGATTTTGAACGCTCAAATGTTTTAGAAACAGTTAATTCAACAAAAAATCCATTAGCATTAGATTTATATATATTAGCATATAATTCTAATAAACAATTAGTAATATCTAGTGACACTTTAAAAAATAATTTAGTAATATATCTAAATCAGTATAGAATGATAACGGATGCTATTAATATTAAAGATGCATTCTATATTAATATAGGAGTTAATTTTGATATAACAGTATTATCTGGTTATAATAATCAAGATATTATAACCAATTGTATTACTGCTTTACAGAATTATTTTAATATTGAAAGATGGCAAATTAATCAACCTATTGTTATCTCAGATATATATTCTACCTTATTAACAGTTAAAGGAGTACAATCTGTAGTTAAAGTAGAAATTATAAATAAACAAGATAATACTGGTATAAATTATTCTCAATATGGATATGATATACCAGGAGCAACAAGAAATAATAATATTTATCCTTCTTTAGATCCTTCTATTTTTGAAGTAAGATATCCAAATAATGATATTCAAGGAAGAGTAGTAACATATTAATTATATTTAAATATATTTGGAAGCTTCAATTATAAAAAATTGGAGCTTTCTATATTTATACTATATATAAAATATAATAAATGGCTGTATATAAAATATTCCCCGAAAAAAATACTACCTTATACTCTTTCACACCTGATAAAAATACAGGATTGGATGAAGTATTAGAACTTAGTACTTTTAAGTCTATTAATAATACTAATGAAGTATCTAGAATTATAATTAAATTTCCTACTAACCAAATCAACGATATAATAACTAGTAAAGTTAGTGGTTCAAATTATGACGCATATATTAAGTTATATTTAGCTAACGCTTCATCCATACCATTAAATTACACTATATATAGTCACCCCATATCAGGAAGTTGGAATGTTGGAACAGGACGATTAGCAAATGTCCCTGAAACAACAGATGGTGCTAGTTGGGCAAATAGAGATCAAGATAATGGAACACCATGGTTCAGTGTATCATTTCCCTCACAAACTACAGGTTCATATTCAAGTAATGTAGGTGGTGGACTTTGGTATACTGGTTCTTTTTATGAAGCTACTCAATCATTTACTTCTATATTATCAAAAGATATTGAATTAAAAATAACTAATACTGTAAGAGCATGGGTTAGTTCTTCAATAGCGAATGAAGGAACTATTATAAAACATTCACCTTCATTAGAATTTACTTCACAATCATATTTTGAAACTAAATACTTTTCAGATAATACTCATACTATTTATCCTCCATGTTTAGAAATTAGATGGAATGATTATGTATATTCTACAGGGTCATTAACAACAATTACTTCTGACCAGATTGTAGCTAGTATTAATAATAATAAAAATGAATACCAACAAGACTCAGTACAACGTTTTAGAATTGATGTAAGAGATAAATATCCTGCTAGGACATTTCAAACTTCTTCTGTATATTTAAATAATAAAATATTAACTTCAAATTCATATTGGTCAATTAAAGATCTAGATACTGAAGAAATTATTATAGATTATGATGAAAATTATACAAAAATAAGTGCTGATTCTAAAGGTAATTATTTTGATGTGTATATGAATGGTTTGGAGCCTGAACGTTATTATAAGTTATTATTTAAATCTGTACTATCAAATAAAGAAACAATAATATTAGATAATAACTATTATTTTAAAGTTATAAGATAAAATGTCACAAATCCCTATTCAAAAAACGGTATTTAATAAGAACGATTTTAATAAAGTTGTTAATACTCAATTTAGTCAATTATTAAATAGTCAACAAATTGAAGAGACTCCTTCTTTTACCTTAGATGATTTTTTTCAATTATTTGAAGATTTATTTGATCAAATTCCAAGAGAAGGTGATATTAATTCACATCAGTATATTTTACAAAAAGAAGCAGATTATCTAGGTGTACAAATAAATCAAGATGATTTACAAGCGTTATTAGATGAAATTACTTCATTAAGACAAGAAGTATTAGATTCACAAACAATTATAAATGAATTAACAACAACTACTAATGGCCAATAATATTCAAATAGTAGGTAATATACTAAATAGTTCAACTATTACTCGTTATTCTGATCAAGATACTACTCTTCTTACTCCATTAGAGATAGAAGAAAATTTTGGTGATAGTGGTGATTATATAGAATATTATGTATATGATGCTGGTGGTAATTTATTAAATATAAATTATGATTATAAGGATTTTAAATTACCTTCTTCGTATGGATTAACGCCTTCAGTTCAAACTTCGCCAAATACTTTTGATACAATAGCAACATCTGATGTAGGTATTGTTTCAAATACAAACACCCAAACTGGATCTTTATATCCTATAATTGAAATAGATCCTATTAAAGATTTAGAAAATTACGGATATACCTCAGGAGAATTTAAAGTACAGTATAATTTTTTTACAAATAAAATATCTTCTCCTCTTGCTGAATTATTTATTAAAGAGATATCTTCAGATAGAACTGAAATAAGTGTAATTTCTACTACATTAACAGATAATCAACTTGAAGAAGAATTTAACTTATTAGTTAATGAAATAAATTCATCCCAATATTTTGTTGACTTTTTATTAAATTTTGGTAATAACCAACAATTATTAGCTGTAAATATAGCTTTAAACAAATTAGATACGGGATATGAAATATTATTTAAATTATATGAAGCACTACCTGATAATATTGTTGAAAAAACACAATTATGGGTTGTTGATGAAAAGGTTAATCCATATACTTTTGATATTAATTTAGATACTCTAATATCATTACCACCAAGTCTACAATTAAGAGGACCTAATTTTAATATTCCTTCAATACAACAAGGAACAATATCTACTACATATCAAAATCAAAATCAACTATTAGAAAATTTAAAATTAGTACAAAGTTCATCATATAGTAAAATATTAAATTTATTAAATACTCAAAGTATTGATATTAATGTAGACTACACTAATTACTCAGAATTTTCATTTTTTGGTTCAGTAGAACAAAGACTACAAAATTTCTATACTAAAGTTAAACAAATAGAAGATTATAATAATATTATAAAATCATATACTCCATATGTTGCTACTACTAGTAGTTTAGCATTAGAAATAACTTCTTCTATTAATAATATAAATACTTTAATTTCACAATTTGATGGATATGAATATTATTTATATTTTGAATCTAGTTCATATGCTTGGCCAAAAACAAATAATATATTACCTTATATTTTAGCAACAACATCATCTGCTACTACTTGGTATAATGCTCAAATATTATCATCATCATTATATGATTCAAATAATGTAAATATTCTTAATACTTCTATTCCATCTTTTGTAGTAGATGATCCTAATAATGATGAATATTTAGTCTTTTTAAATATGATGGGCCAATATTTTGATAATATTTGGATATTCATAAAATCAGTTACTGATATAAATTTAGCTAATAATAATTTAGAATTAGGTATATCTAAAGACTTAGTATATTATGTTCTAAAATCATATGGTGTTAAATTATATAATTCTCAAGGTGGAGAGGATTTAAATCAATTTTTAATAGGAACAAATTCAGGATCAGCAAATTTTGATAATAATTTTTCTCCAACAGGAAGTTATTTAAATAATATTCCTAAAAAAGATTTATTATCTGAAATATATAAGAGAATATATCATAATTTACCTTATTTGGTAAAAAATAAAGGTACAGTTAAAGGTGTTGAGGGATTAATTAATATATTTGGTATTACTGGAAGTATATTAAATTCAAAAGAATATGGAGGTGGTACTAAAGCTCAATTATTAAAAGGATATAATAATGATAAAGTAAGAATAGTAAATAATGGTGTAACTGGAAGTGTATTATCAACATTTGTATCATTACAAACATTTCCAACTGCATCAACATCTTTTATAGATGATGATTTACATTATTTAGATATATCTTTTTCACCTCAATCACAAATAGATACTTATGTATCTAATTCTATATCTATTACAAACCCAACATTTTCACTAGATGATTATATTGGAGATCCTAGACAAGAATATAGTGGATCATATCCTGATTTGATAAAACAACGTAATTTATATTTTGCTCCATTTACTGGATCTTATATGGATTATAACGGATTCATCAGATTAATTCAATTCTTTGATAATGCTTTGTTTAAAATGATGGAAGATTTCACTCCAGCAAGAACAAATTTATCAACAGGTATAACATTTGACTCACCAGTTTTAGAACGTAATAAAATATCATATGCCAAACCACTTATTAATAATCAAGAAATATTTGATGCTGAATACAACGGCCCAACAATTACTCCTCAATATGGAGATTTATATAATAATCTGTCTGGGGATAAATCGCCTTTCTACACTGGTCAATTAAGTGGAAGTGAAATAGATATATATAATTCTTATTTTATACCTGCTAATTATAATCCATATTTAGGAGATACAAGTTCATATAATTCTCAAAATACAATAGAAGATAGTTTAAGTTTAAATAGATTTAATCATTCTGAATACAATGTATTACTTAATAATGTGTCTTCTAGTTTAATATCTATACCTAGACAATTATATGAACCAATATATGGTACTACTTCATCCATACTATCCCCAGTACAATTACAAGATTCATATCTATCATTAAAATCATATCAAACATCAAGATATGAAGGTTCTAAATTAATTAGTTTAGAATATAATACATATACTAGTTCTTCATATACTAGTTCTGATGATTTTACTTCGATATATGGAGATAAATCATATGGTAAAACAGCTGTTATTGATCACTATGTTAAAAAAATTGGATTATTTACTCAAGTAGAAACTAGTTCATACTTACCATTAAGAAATAATGTTTTTATAAAATATTTAGTTGATGAATTTGGTAATTTAACTGAATTAAATCAGCAGAATAAACATTGGGAAGAAATACAAAATACTTTTAAAGCAGGTAATACTTTAGATATTTCATTATTTGATAATAAGAAATTTGCTAATCAAAAATTAACAGAAGGTAATAAACCAATATATGATAGTGGATATTCATATTATCCTATTTTTTATGCTACTGGATCATGTACTAATAATACTGCATACTTTGAAAATTTAGAAAGTCCTCAATCATATACTGCTAAATGGGATAATACTTTATCTCCATTTTTTATAACAGGTAGTAATACTACTAATCAATATCCTATATCAACATCAGGTAGTATTAAGGTTGTGTATAATGTATTTAATAATTTAATACAAGGTAGTACTTATGCTGATGCTGGTACTACTATAAGTTTCCCAAATTATACAGCTTCTGAACCTGGTTTATATAGGGTAAACCTTTCATTACCTATAACCAATACTTTATTAAAAACATCACCTATAAATAGTATGACATGGGCTGTACAAGTATTTAAAAATGGAACAATGGTATTAGAAGATGCAAAAACATTTACTGCTACTACAGTAACATCGTATGCATTCACAACAAATTATTCAGGATATGATGATAGCAATGATGCTTGTGCTGATTCAAACTCACAATATACTACTTTATATTCTAGTATGTCTAGTTTAGCTACCGCTCAATATACTAATATTTATATTGATCCTGATTTAACTATATTAGCATCTTCAACTGGAGGTAGATATATTAAAGTAACTCAAGTTGCATCACCATCTGAATCTCGTCCTATAGTGATTGATAGTAGTGGACAAATAACAAATATACCAAACTTATGTCCTTAATTTAAATTTATGTCATATAAAACAGAAACATATATTTTTAATATAGATACTTCAACTCTTAATTTATCAACTAATGATAAATTAGAAGTAAAATTAGTATTAAAAACGCCTCCAACAGTTACTAATGATTTTACATCATCTATATCTCAAGGAAGTTTAACAATCTCATCATTAACTCCTTCAATAGGATATGTTTCAACAACCTGCCCTTTTTTAGTAACAAGTAGTATAAGTAATAATGAATTAAAATTAAGTTCAGGAATAACTAATTTATATGATGATGGATATATTTTTGCTCCAAACCCCACAAACCTCCCATCAAGTTCACTTTATCCAATATATGGTGATGTTGATTATCCTTTTGTTATTAAACCATATGATATAATATTATTATATTTAAGTGATGGTACTTATGTAGAATATAGAGTATTAAATTTACGTATCGAAAGTGGTCAATTAATTATGACATTAGATTTACCATTATCTTCAACAACTAAAACTGAAATTCAAAATAATTCATTAAATCGTTTTTTAATTTTAACTAGAATTCAAGACGAAACTAATGCCTATGTTATATATAACAAACGACCTGGTAAAACATCATATGGCTTCATAATTCCTGATAATTTATCTCCTGAAGTATTAGCTAATATAGATACAATAACTAAAGAAGTAAAACAAAAATTATTAAATGAACAACAAACAATAGAAGTAAACAGTATTGACACTATAAATGGTGGAGGCTTTTAAACTTAATATATTTATAACATATACATAAAATAATATGGCAATATTAAATCCAAGTACAGTAACAGTAGACGCTATACTAACAAAAAAAGGACGTGAATTATTAGCACGTAATGATGGATCCTTTCAAATCACTCAATTTTCATTAGCAGATGATGAAATAGATTATACATTGTATAATCCAAACCAACCATCAGGATCAGCATTTTATGGTGAGGCTATTGAAGCTATGCCAGTAATTGAGGCTTTTCCTAATGAATCTCAAATAATGAGATACAAATTAGTAACATTACCTCGTGGAACTAGTAGATTACCTGTAATTAATTTAGGATACAGTAGTATTATATTAAAACAAGGTGCTTCATTAACTATTACACCTCAAACATTAAATTATTTAGGTGCTACAAGTACTTTTGAAGCAAATGGATATATAGCTACTATTGCTGATAGTAGATTAATGTCATCCTTCCAGGGTACAGGTATTAACATAACTACTTTAGGTAATACTGATTTAAATACCACTACTGGCAATGTATTATCGTTAAGTCAAGTAGGTACATCGTTTATCCTAACCGGTACTACAATCAATACCTTATTTGGAACAACGTTGACTACGCTAACCACTACAATAACAGTTATTGGTAGAGATAGTGGAGCAAGAGTAACAATTCCATTAAATATACAAAAAGTATCAACAACATAATTAAAAATAAAATATGTCATTTGTAAGATATAATACTGAGGACTCAGTAATAAGTGCCGAAACAGTAGTTAGAGGTTTATGGAGTGGAGATAATAATTCTTTATCATCATTTTTTACAGCTAGTGGATATACTGAATATTATTTAGATATATATCAAGCTTCACCCACATCAACAGGTTCATCTATCCAATTTGATATTCAGTATGGTAATATTAGTGGTTCTGGTTCAGCACCAATTAATCCTAATATTGCTGGATATTCACCTTCAAGAGTTGTTTATGGCCAATATAGAAATTTAGTATATGGTACTGAAACAACTAATTTTAGTTTTGATGGTGGTACAACAATAGCCAATGATATATATGTTATAAATATTTCTAGAGCAAGATATAAAGAATCATTACAACCGGGATCATTAAATTTAATTTTAGCTAGTGGTAGTAATTATATTCGTTTAACTGATGATAGCAATACTACTAATTTAACACGTTTTATTGGAGAAAACAGAGTATTTTATATAATTAGTGGAAGTAATGGTAATGCTTATACATCTAGTGCTGCAACAAGTTATTATGGAATGATGCTTCCAGATATGGGAGTTATAATTTTAGATGCTAGTGGTTCATTAAGTAATTTTATAACAACACCTTCTCAAGCAACATCTTCAGTAAATAATCATTTAAAATTATATAGATCAATTGCTACAGGTTCAGCATCTGGTAGTTTTACATTACAATCATCTGAAACAGTATCATCACGTTATTTCTTTACAAGAGTAAAAAATAGTGATTTTAATTATACTACTAACCCATCAATTATAGATGATAATGGTAATATATTATATACAACATTAATTAATAATCCTCAAACATTTATTACTACAGTAGGTATGTACAATGATTCAAATGAATTATTAGCCGTAGCTAAATTATCAAAACCACTAGTAAAAGATTTTACTAAAGAAGCATTGATTCGCGTTAAGTTAGATTATTAATATGTATGTCATCATTCAAAAAATTAAAGTCATCTGATGTTACGTTATCACCGTATGTTGCTAATAAACAATGGTCTGTAAACCAATGTTATCCATCAACTGCTTCTTATTTTACTATATATAAAGGTACTAAATTAACAAGTAGTTTTAATACTTGGACAGATCCTGTAACTGAAGGGCAATATGAAAGATTAGTATATGATTCTATAAATCATTTATTTTATCAATCATATAGTGGAAGTTTACTAAATACTCATTCTTTAGAAAGTTCATTATTCTACGAATCAGCATCTGAACAAAGACGTACTGAATCGTATTTTGTATATAATGAAAACCCTGCATTCATATCAAATTTCCCATCTGGATCTAATGATGGTATTAGAGTATTAATAGTTAATCAAGATATATTTGGATCTCAAATATTACCTTATAATTTTAATATATCTTCATCTGTTTATAACATCATAGATGATGGTAGAGGTAATTTATATGACACTTTAAATAATAATACTCATATAGGAAATATATTTTATTCTCACGGTATATCAGTAATTACAAATCCTGATTATCAATTAATGTTTCCATTACCCCCACTTGCTAATAATGATTATTATACTTATAAATTAAGTGATATTGATAAACCAATTTATCCATTAGATAATGATGTAGCTAGAAGTGGTGTTTTAGATCCTTCTACCATAATATTATCAGGTAGTCAATTATCAAGTTTCAATATAGATTTAAATGGTACAGGTAGTGTAACAGCAAGTGCTGTTGGTACTTATGAGGTATATTATACTGTTGAAGCTAATTTAAATAATGGATGTAGTAATTTAATTAGTAATAAAGCTAAGATATTAGTTGATATTACTAATCCTGATTGTGATTTTACATTTACTGCTGTGTTCGTTGCTATTCCTCCAACCCCTACATCAACTCCAACAGTAACCCCTACATCAACACCTACGGCAACACCTACAGCAACTGCAACAGCTACCAATACACCAACAGCTACTGCAACTGCAACACCAACTAATACTCCAACTGCTACTGCAACTGCAACAAACACACCT